AACTCCAAAAGATTCGAATAATTTTTCATCAATTATATCGTTTGGGTAAATTTCTATTAACTTTATATTGTTTGTATCACAAAATTTTAATTTTTTTTCATCTCGACGCAATTGATCTAAATAATTAAGACGGCTTCCATGGAAGAATTTAACATACTTTGTGTGTTGCGCTCCTTGGACCTCTATAGCAATATTTTTGTTTGCATTATAAAAATCAAAGGATAATCGAGTCCCAACTATTTTAAATTCTTCAAATACAATATCATTAAACCAATAAGGATTTAAAAAGTTTTTAACAGATGTTTGAAACTTGCTTCTACTTGGTTTTTTCCAATTAATTAAATATTTCTTGGCATTCTTTAAAGTTGTTTCAGACCCAGATATTGTTTTAAATTTCATTATTAATTGTCTTCTTGAAATAAGAGATTAAGAAGGACAAAAGCTCTTTATTTTCTTCGATTGTTTTAAACAGGTTATCATTACCCTGAATCTTTTCGGGGAGTTCTAAACCGTTTTCCGCGAGCAGTTCTTTAAACTCTTCTGTTACAGAAATCCATGACATTTTTTTGCTAATGAACTCCCAAACATAAAGCATGTCTACAATTTCTTTTTCAATCCATATGGAATTACCATTTGTTCTTCCATACCTAATTGGATATGCAATAGTTAAATTAGTTTTTTCAATTGGAGATTTCTTAACAGTAACTTTAGCAAAATGCCCAATGATTGGATTATTATTGACATCTATTTTACTATCCGCTGGATTCTGAAGAATTAGATCTCCCTTGTAGCGAGGTTCAAATTCCAAAATCCAATTAGCAAAGTGAAGAAGTGCGTTACCACCTGTAGCAGTAGTTTGACGAACTGGCGCTTTAGAATATGGATCAAGTTTAATATCAGCTCTGACTTGACTAATAAATACTGCCATGTGACCACGCTTTGCCAAGCCAATAGAAAGACGCTTCATGAAGTTGGCGGCGATTACTGCACCACCAGCAACTTTGTTTGAATCTTCAAAACTTTTATCCAAATCTCCCTTGGAGATAAGGCCATCAACAGAATCAAGAAGGAAGTAATAAACATTACCTTCATCATTTTTAGCTACAAGTTGACGCATTACGTCAACAACTGTTTCATAGATATTGCTCTCAAATACAAAACACGTCCCATCTTGCCATTCTTCCGCTGAAAAAACAAATTTAATTCCAGACCTTTCCATCATTTCATTAGATAGGCGACCTTCAGCTTTAATATAAAAGCCTTTACCCTTTGGGATCTTCTCTAAGAAGCTTTTCATAAATGAAAGAGCGGCAGATGTTTTACCACCCTCATTCATACCAACAAATCTATGCAAGCCAGGACCAAGACCACCGCCCAAATGAAGATCAAGCTGTAGCGATCCGCTTGATACTTTATAATCAACAGCTTCTTCAAAATTATAATGATCGCTTTGGTTTTGTTTTAAGAATGAACCTAAAACATCACTAGATTTTGTTACTTCTTTTTCTTTAGTTTTACTCATTTAAAAATTGTTTAATTGTTATTTTCTTCTTTCCTACTGCAGAATCTTCTCCTACTTTATCTCCAATATTATACTTTTCATATCGAGAATAGTCAATCTTAAAATTGAACGCTCTAAACTTTTGATCCAAGGTTTCCTTTAGTTTTTCACTAACTAAATAGGCTAAAGAGTCCACCTTTTTATCAAAGGTTAATACATTCATAAACTCTAATGAGTATCTTTCGCATAAAATATTTAAAAACTTCATTTCGCGCATATAAAACAAACGCTTATCCTTTGTAGGGATAAGCGTAAGTTTGGCAAGAATATGTTTTTTATTAATCTTAGCCTTGGCCATGCTCAAGTATATCCCATTTTATCATCTTGTCAACAAGTTGTTTAAAAGATGTTTTTGGTTGCCACCCAAGTTCTTCACGCGCTTTTGTAGAATCTCCAAGTAGTAATTCAACTTCAGCTGGTCTATAAAAATTTTGATTAATAATAAGTAATGTTTTATTGCTATTTTTTTCTATATATTTTTCATCAATACCTTCACCAGACCAAAATCCTTCAATATCTGCAGCTTGAAAAGCTAATTCAACAAATTCACGAATTGTGTGAGTTTCGTTTGAGGATAATACATATTCTTTAGGTTCATTTTGATTTAACATTAACCAAACACCTGTGACAAAATCAGGACAGTAGCTCCAGTCTCTAGCAGAATTAATATTACCCAAACAAATTGGATCAAATAAAGTTTTATTTTCAATTGCTTTTTTGATTCTAGCAACGCCTTTTGTAATTTTACGAGTTACAAACTCCTCACCTCTTCGTTCTGATTCGTAATTAAAACACCAACACTGAAGAGCAAAAAGATTGTAGCTTTCTCTATAAACTTTGATAATTTGTCTTGCAGCAATCTTAGATGCTCCGTATGGACTTCGTGCGCGAGCGGGATGCTCTTCATTTTGCGGTATAGCCACAACATCTCCGAACTCTTCGGAAGACCCAAAATTAACATAACGAGTAGATGGAGAATTCTTACGAATGGCTTCCAACTGTCTTAAAACGCCCAAACAATTATACTCAAAATGTTGTTCTGGACAGTCCCAACTTGTCCCCACAAAACTATTAGCAGCACAATTAATAAAGTAATCTGGTTTATATTTTTCTACAATATTATTTATAGAATGACTATCTCCAAGATCCATTAGTTCGAAGATGATTTTTTTATTATCTTTGATCTTTTTGATGTTTTCTTCGTTGGGGACACTGAGTCTCCTAGTGACACCTATAACGGTAATTCCTTGTGATAAAAGGAATTCCGCAAAAAAAGAACCCATTTGTCCCGTAACGCCTGTGACTATTGCTGTTTTATTCATATTGAAAATTGTATATTTGTTTAATTAGGTTTAAAAATTCGATATATAGATTTTTTATTATTAATAATTTTTCCCGCATCTTCGATATTTAGTATATTCATGTGATCTATTTTTTTGCCTGTATATTTTTCTTCTAAATTATTCATTTATTTATTTATTTTTGCTATGATTAAACCGTCTCCATAGCCACCCTCTGATTCATTGTTAAATAATATTTCAAAATTTATATTTTTCAAAATCTCTAAACATTTATTATGTGTTGGTCCAAGGAATGAATTAGTATGAGTAGAGATGAAAACATAATCAATATTAATATTTAAATTTGACAATTCATTCAAAATAAAAATTTCAGAACCTTGAATATCCATATGTAACATGGATATATTTTCTAGCTGAAACTCGTTTATTAATTGATTTAAGCTTGTTGTTTCTGTCGCTAAATCTCCCCATAAGTCAGGACTTGATCTAGAAATCATATCAAAATAATCTTGGTCTATTTCTCCAATCCTGCAGTGTTTAAATTTAAAATTATCACAGCAACTTAATTCAACATTTGATCTACCAAGATCAATAAGTTTACTACTAACTTCAATACATATATTTAATTTATTATTTAAATGATGAAAAAATTTATTAAATAAAATAGAATAAAAACAATCATTAGAACCTAATTCTATCATTATTGGGTTTTCTGTTTTTATTTCATTTAAACATTCTAAAAAAGCCACCGCCTGGAAGTCTTCATAATCGGCTCCACCTTGAAATTTAATATTTTGTTTGACGCTTTCTAAAATATTATTCATATTTTTTGTAATATTTATTTATTATTTCTGAATGCTTATCTTTAAAAGGAAAAACATCGCATCCAAATATTTTTGTATTTTTATCATACTGCCATTCATTGAATAATTTTAATTTATTTGGAGCGTTGTAAAATTTGCTTTTAAACGATACTTGATCATAAGTGACATAGCTATAATGATCAAGTTTTATTTTCAATTTTAGTGTTTCATATTTTGAGATAATCTTTTCATATTCATTGAAATACATATTTGGAGGCTCGTGTGAAATCCATCTACTGTCTTTATTAATTTTAAAAATTCTCATCCAAGGAATTTGATTGGCCCAGACTCCATCTGATCTTTCGTCGATACAGTGGTTAAAATCACCCCAAAAATGATTAGCAAAAAAATCAACTCTTGATGGTTGTTCAGTAATTAATAAATTAATTATTTTTTTTATATTTTCATTTGTATAAAATTCATCAACATCAATCTGCCAAACATAGTCAACTTCATAAATTGGAGAATTTTTATAAAACCAATAATTTAACATATTGGTTTTTCCATCCCAAAATCCATTCGCTTCTTTTAAAAAGAATTTAGGTTTATCTTTTATATATTCTTTAATTATTGAGCATGTATTATCAGTAGATTTGCCATCTAATGTGAATTCTGATGTGTCGCCATCCCAATAATGATTTATTGCTTTAGTTGCCCCTTCTGTTATAAATACAGAATCTGCTATGTTGTTTGCTTGTTCAAGCCACGCAAGCAACATTTTATCAGGTAAATGTTTTTCGCCATTAAAAATTATTGTTTGTATTGCTATTTTCATATTTCAAAAATACAATATCCATTTCTATTGTATAAATCATCTACTATGACTTTACGAGTTTTAAGCAAATCTTCTCTTGCCATAAAATTTTTAATTGTTGGCGGTCTAGTATCATCAAGAAATATAATTTTTGATCTATCTTTTAAAATTAAATATTCATCCCAACTGGAATATTCTCCTCCATCTAAAATTAGAAAGTCTATTTTTTCTGGAATTTGATCTAAAACATTTTTACAATTATTAATGTTTTTTAAATCTTCATTATACCATGATAGTTTTAAATTTTTATCATAATCAGTAAAAAATAAATCATCCAATAAGTTAAAATCTAATAGATTGTCACTAATGAATCCATTACTAATAGAAACTTCTTTTTTATCTTGGTAAAAATCAAAAGCGACAT